CCATAGATCAATCGCTGCCCCACCAGTCTATGTAGGCGATGCGCTCCCACCCCCAGATCTGCATCGACATATCAGAGAAGTAGTTTTCTGTAGAACCGCTTGGGCTAGCAGGGGCTAGAGCTTGCAGATTAAGTACTATCGTAGTAACTGGGATGACAACGACAGTTGCAACAACTGGAGTTGCTGGTGCAAGACTGAGTGCCGTGCTCGGGGTGAAGATCTCGACGCCCGGGCCGCTCTGAGTGGGCGGATTCGCCTCGGCTCCAAAGCTCGTTACAGGAATAAAGACGTCGTTGGGGCCGGCACCGATGCCGCCTTCAAACACCGTATTTACGGTCCAGGAGCCTGGAGCGGTCTCGGCTGAACCTGTGGCTCCACCTGTTTCGATGCTAATGATGACGGCCCACTCAGCACCGCTGACATTCGTTCCAACAGGTGCGACGCTGACCAACTCAACGCTTACGGCGTAGATGCGCCTACCGAGGTCGCTGACTGTTGGGGGGTCGGCGTAGGCCCAGGTGTAACCGGTTCCCACAAATGCTGAGGGGCTGTCGGTCCCCGCAAGTATTTCCGTGGGGAGACTGAAAGAAAGGAAAGGGCCTTGTTGGCCTATGTAGTGTGATCGAATGCTTAGCATCTCAGCTTCGCTGAGTGCTACGAAGGCTAGGCGTAGGCGTTGGTTTACAAAGATATTGCTCTGGCGCACTCGGGTGGTCAGGCCGCTAAAGGAGCGCAGGTTTGAGTGCGGACGAGTTCCTGGGGTAAAAGTCCTGCTGTTCGGAGTTAAGGCAGGGAAGTTCGCCATGGCTTACCACCTGCCATCGGGGCACTTTGATTGCGGCACACGAGTCTTGAGCGGGAGTAGGCAGCCGCATAGCTTGCAAACGAGCAGCTTCTTATTTAGGTGCTGACATGACTCACAAATTGCCATTCGTTCCGTGCTCGTCGTGCTCATCGTGTTCATGGTGGGGGTGTGTGGCTCTGCATCAGACTATCTCAGTTATGGGCTCCAGTAACACAATCCGTTTAGTGCAGTCTGAGGTGGGTAGGCGGTCCAATAGCAGTTGCCGGCAGCTTCGTATATCGCAGAGTCAAAATTAGTACTTCCTACAATATCGAGCGTATCCCAGTAGCCATTCGGAAAAGCTGCCCCTCTGTAGATGTAGATAGTGTATCCAGCTCTAATTCTGGCTGGCGCATCAACCCCTCTAACCCAGCTATACTCTACTCTTGGGGATGAAGGCACGATTGTAGTTGTGCCTCTTGTTACTGGATTCATTACAATCTTTATCCCAAAATAAGTCCCGCCCGGATAATGAGTTCCTACCCCAGGCGCGCCAATGCAGCTTCCGTCCCTACAAACCTGCCAATCGTAGTAGACACTGACGTTGCCAGTCCTGCCGGGGAAGTAATAGGTATTCTCAAGAGGTGGTTGTAGTGGACAAGCCCCACCAATAGTTGTATCCGCAAAGGAGTTCAGTACATATGTCGCGGTTATAACGGCTGGACCGTAGCCATCTCCATCTGGGCAGCGGCCTATACCTGTTACGAGGGTGCCATATTGCAGAGATACTAAGCTTGCAATAAAGGTTGCCGCAACACCTTGTGAGACTTGTGTTGTTTCTCCTGTTGCTTCGTTAGTTAAGTACCACTCGGTATACATTCCAGGGCAGACCTCGTTTAATGTTAGCTCATTGCCACTCTGTGTAATTGTTCCCGTAGGTAAGACCTCAGCGGGGGTAGCGAGCGCTCCGCCAGAGGGCGATGTGGCTGTTTGTTGCCCAATTGACGTGCCGAAGGCACCCGAGCTGCCTCCGTAGCTCGTGCCGAAGCTAGCGGGGACGCTTGTGTCGTTCGCAGAGTTTATGTCGCAGCTTAGTCCACTCTTACCGGTGGGCACTACGATCCCATTCCCGACCGCAGATGCGACTTCGAGAGCGACCACACTACGGAGTTGTGTGTCTACAGGGAAATGAGTTAGGTCCAGCTGAATCGCCCCACTCACACTCTTACCCACCCTGTCGATTTCGTAGAGCTCGTTGTGTACACCTAGGGCGCCTGTAGAGACGGTACGCTCCATGCGTACCTGCACAATGTCACCGGGGACCAGGGTGCGGTTATAGGTCTCGGGACGCACGGTGATCGCCAACGTGTGCGTCACGTGTTTCCTACGAGCCAGAATGTAGGCGCCGGCTTTTACGGCATGATTCTCTGTGGAGCAAAAAGCTGACAGGTCATGCTGTTCATAGGGGCCGTTGAGCGCCGTGTCTGTGTATCTAATCTCTGTTGATCTGATAATTCCGATATCATCTGTTGGCTGCTGGCGCCATAGAACTAGCACACAGAAATCCTTTCTGTCCGAGAGCGGAGTGTACGTGATTTGGAACCCATCAGGAAGAATGTGCTCTTCTGTAAAGGCGAATAGAGGAATTATGGAACCTGTGTTGATCGCTCCGGTCGCTGCATTAAAAGGGATGACTGGGCGCAAAGCTTCTTTGCCGTTTACCCTAAAGGGGCGCAGCAAAAAGTAAGGCATAACGGTGCTCATCCAATCGCGCAAGTTGGATGAGTCAGCGAGTACTCCGTTAAACCACAGACCATTTGTGTCTGCAAAGCGTGCTGCTGTTGTCATCGTCGCTGTATCTATTAAGCTACTAGACACTTTCGACGAGCTTGAGAATAGGTATAGAAGCAGGTCAACAACGTTATTGCTTGGGCCTGTAACGCTGTCCAGAATGCGCGTTACACGTAGCCCGCCTCTGATAAACATGTGAACTTGTCTATTCCAGTACTCCGAACCAGCCGGCACGGTGGCGGTGTATGACATTGTGCTCAAACCTTCATACGTTCCACCTGTCCCGCAGTAGCGCGGAACCGCCAGCCCAGGGGTATTATCTATAAAGTTGCCTGGTGTAAATGAGCCAGCACGCTTGTTGTATATCTGAGTGTATGTTCCTACGCGGCAACCGCCGAGGAAGACATCTCTGACTTGCACAAACTCGATTTGACCTTCACTCAGTACGAGGTGGTAAGAGGTAGTGATCTCGCCATTTGCGGCGTCTTCGAAACGAGCTTCGGTGGCAGCGGGGCTAATTAACACACCACCTGTATCCCCTACGCGGCGCGCAAAAACAATCGGGATTACATCTCCTATTGCTGCGGCTCGCTGCTGCGTATCCAGATTGATGTTTCCTCTGGCTGCGCTCTCGGTCAGCGGTGGACCCAGGAGCAGATCCGGTGACGGAACGAGAGATAGGGGATCAGTAATCTGGATTGTCATAGTCTGCAGGGGACGCCAACAAGGCGGGTTGAGTACTTACGTGGTGGAACCTGCGCGCCCACAGGTGCCAAGCTGCTTCCTAGCTGAATACTTAGGGTAGTAAACGTCCCTTCAACACCCACAACTTCGCCAGTGTAGGCAGCCACCAATGTCTGTGATGCTTGAGGTGCGTTGTTGCCGTATAAGGGGTAGAACTCGTACATTGTTAGTTCTACAAGTCGACCGCGCGCGACAGCCCTTAGAACCGCTTCTATTACGTTGGGTAACGCTGGCAGTGTTACTACTAGGGTTGATTCAGACTCGACATTGCCTGAGGTGATACCTTCCGCCTCGAAAGGCTGGTAGTCCCATACTTGGCTCTGCCACGAAACTGAGTTGTTCACGTAGTAGCTTTGCCACCTTTCGTAGGTGGTACTCCCCTCGTAAATACGAAGATACTGGGCTTGAGCACGTGTCATCAGCGCACCCCTGTTGCGTAGCGTGCTGCGGGAGTCCGCAGACCTCGGTACAGCTTGTCAGCCACTTGCCGGAGCCCGGACTCGAAGTCTCCAAGGGTGACGTAGCGCTGCCCGTCGAACTCCATGACGGGGCCGGTGCGGATACTGATGTTGGGGGCGGCGCTCTCGGTGGGTACAGCGCTCCCCCCGAGTAGGTCATTGTTGCGATAACCACTGAGGTAGCGCGACGATGCGGCAGCCATCTGGCTTTCTGGGATTACAAACTCCCGTTCACCGCCCTCGCCGATCATGGCGATCGTGGGTTTGTTGACGATGCCGCCTGCGGCAAACTGCGGGATCTGGCCGAACTGCTTCTCCCACTCCGCCCGTTGTGCGTCTCTCTGTTTCTGCTGTTGTTGGCCCATAATCTTTAGGAAGTACCCTGCGACTTTTGCTTCCGCGTTCTGTCCAGCCACGTAGGATCTGAGTGGGTCGCGCTCGCTTCGATAGGCAGCTTGTTTTGCCTGCGTGACGATTGCTTCCATCCAAGGTTCAAGACCAGGCCGTATGACCTTAAAAGACCCTGTCATGCGCTGCATCATCACACTGCCGAACTGGATGTAGTCGCCTGCTTGTTTCATAGAGCTGGCAAAGCTGCTACCATTTGCGGCTATGTTCCTTGTAGACTGCTCTAATCTTGAGCTGTCATACGCTGTCTTTGCAGTGAGATTTGCGCTCTGTAGCTGAAGCTCTGCTACCTGTCTTTGATAGCCGGCTACCTTGATTATGTTATTAGTAAGTCCTACTTGTAGCTCTAGTGCTTCCCTTGCGAGCTGCACGCTGCGGGCGAACTCGATGTTCCATTGACCTTTGGCGCGGGCGAGTGCTTCCTCGACCTGCGCCGCCTTGAGTTTGATCTTCAGTTCTGTCTCTGCAAGCCTGGCTTCTTCTATGGAGGCGTTGATGCTAGCGACAGCACCTTCGTACTCGATCTGATTCAGGCGGAGTTGTACTTCGTAGACACGTTGGACAATCGCTAGACGTTCGCCTTCGGACCGCGCAGCGGCCAGTTGAAGGTCGAGGTTCTGGAGGTTGTTGCGCAGCAACTGAGCCTCAACTTGGT